GGTTCTCATATAAATATATAGAAATTCACAGGACGAAAAATGGCACTATTTACCCTAACAGATATTAATTTTGGTGATGACCGAAGAAACGGTTCAACTGGACCACTGGTCGGCTCTCAATATGAATCGAATACTTATAGATTTCCATTAGACATTGGAAACTACAATCGTGGCCATTACATTGTTATTCATATCAACGTACAAGAACAAACAAATTATAACTTCACCACAACTAATGATGACCCTACGATTATAGCAAATCGTAAAAACTATAATACACCTTCTATCAATACCAACTTCAATAAAGGTCTACAAGGACTTTCGGATGTTGGCAATGCAATCGGTTCAACATCTTTAGGACAGACTTTTTCTAGTGCATTGAGTGGTGTGAGCAGTTTGTTTAGTTCAATCAACGAATATACCGGTATCAGTAACGCCATCAAAAATTATGGTCGCATTGAGGGTGCCAGAACAATTAAAAGAACTACAGACACCATCGCTCTGTATATGCCAGATACCGTTAATTTTGTCACCAATCAGACCTTTGCTGAATTGCAAATGACCGGAATGCCGGCCGCGGCCTTGGCTGCTGGTGCATCAGCTGTTGATACCAAAGCTAGTGGTGGTGAGTTGAAAGACTTCACTAAAAACATGACACCGTTTGTTGCAAGTTACTTTCTCAATAACCAAAATTCATTAGGTGGTTTAGGTCAACAAATGTTTGCGGCATCTTATGGTGTGGTGCAAAATCCAATGTTGGATGTTATCTATAGTTCACCACAATTTAGAACATTTAACTTTGAGTTCATGTTCTACCCCAAATCAGAAAAAGAAGCGGAACAGTTACTCAAAGTTATTAATCGACTGCAATTTCACCAAGCACCAGAAATCAAAAAAGAATACAATGGATTCTTCCTTGTACCACCTTCAGAGTTCGACATTAAATTTTATTATAACGGTTCAGAGAATCCTAACATTCAAAAAATGTCAACTTGTGTACTGGAATCAATCAACATTGACTATGCACCTAATGGTTATACTGCATATGAAGTACCCGGTCAAACTAAACCAACATTTGGTGGAACAGGCATGCCTGTTGCAATTCGTATGAATCTACAGTTTAAGGAACTCGAAGTTCTCACCAAATCCAACTTTAAACAAGATGATACGTGTATTACGCAGAATGCGATTGATGCTGCGGTAAGCAATATTGTTCGTTCCGGATGGGGAGCAATAAAATAATGTCGAGATATTTTAATTTTTTTCCTAAAACAGTTTATAATCTAGACGAAACCAATTCGTCTGTTGATGTTGTCACAAACATCATGTCTAAGTTTTCATTCGAAAAGTCGTTTAAGGATAACTCTGTAGTTTTTTATGAGTATCTTGTAAAAGATGGTGAAACGCCTGAAATGATTGCTGACCGTGTTTACGGTTCGGCCGAAAAACATTGGATGATTCTGTCTCTTAATGATATTGTCAACCCACAAACAGAGTGGCCGTTGCCTGAAAAGAGTCTCATCAAATTAATTGATGATAGATACTCAGCAAATGGTTATGCAAACAGTTCGGTTCAGTATGCGGGTGTTCAATGGGCACAGACACACAATAAACAATATTTTAGAATTGAAACGCAAACCAACTTAAAGACAAACGAAATTTCGAAAACAACAATTGAAGTTGATGCTAACACCTATGCAAACATTTCTGTTTCTGATTCTACACACAATTTACAAGACGGTAATGTTGTAAGGTTATCTACGACAAAAGATGTTAAAACATACTATGAGTATGAAATTGAGCAGAACGATGAAAAACGAAACATCAAAATTCTTAAACCAGAATTTGCTCCTGTTGTAGAGAGAGAACTCATTGGAATCTTTAGTTAATGGCAATTTTACAATCCACACAATTTGTCATTGATAAGTTAGTAATAACTTCGAAGGATGGCAAACAACAATACGATATTGTTAGTGCTTTCGATGAATTAAATTTATTCGATGCACTAACTGTTCCGTGCATGTCTGGCAATATTCTGATAAGAGATGCTCAGGGTCTATCGTCAAAGGCTAAATTTGACGGTAGCGAATATATTGAGATTAAAATTCTGAAAGATGCCAATCGACCAGAGTTGATGTGGTTCGATAAAAAGTTTGTTATCTATAAACAGAGTGATAGAAAGCCAGTCAATCAAACTTCAGAGTCTTACATATTGCACTTTGTTTCTGAAGAATTTATTTTATCGAAACAAAAGAAAATTAGAAAATCTTTTAAGGGCACTTATTCTGAGATTGTTCAGAAAATTTTAACTGACCAACTTGGAGTACCCAATAAATCTGGTAGTATTGGTATTATCGAACCAACAAAAGGTTTGCATGAACATATGGTCACAAACCTTTCACCATTTGATGCAATCGAACAGATAACGAAACGTTCTATCAATTCAGAAGGTTTGGCCAATTATGTGTTTTATCAGACACAATCAGGTTACAATTTTGTTTCTCTTTCAATGTTAAACTCATTCGATGAAGTTGCTGAAATTGAATTTGGTGCAAAGAATGTTGGATGTAGTAGTAACATTGCGGCCGATGTTTATGGTGCTCGTGACGTAAAAGTTGTTTCTCAATTTAACTATGCTCAAAATATTGAGTCTGGTGTATATGCTGGTAAATTTATTGGGTTTGATACGTTGACGAGAACTTTGATTACAAGAAATATTTCCTTTGGTGATGTATATAAAGATGGTAAACATTCGAATCAAAATTCAATGAACACGAATATACCCAATAAAGAAAATCTTACTGCAAATCAGATGTATGATTCTAGAGTTACTTTATATCCGTTTCAACTTCCTCGCACAACAAACGATTACTTAAAGAGTAAAGACCCTGTTGCCACAAACAACATCGATGATACACATAACTATATTTTTCAAAGAAAAGCAATCTTTGCAAATTTGTTTCAAAGAAAATTACGTGTAACGATGCCTGGAAATTTCAGACTTTGGTCGGGCTCAAATGTTATGATGAATCTACCTAATCGATTCAGTTCAAACAAATCAACCGAAGGTGACCAGACCGTTCGTGGTAAATACATAATCGTTGCAGCCAGACACATAATTCGTTATGATAAACATGAAACTATACTTGAAGTTGCAACCGATTCAACCAATATGAGGTCATAATGTCACAAGATTTTTCAACCAACGAGTTTGTACCGTTTGAAGGTATCGTAGAAGGTAGACAAGACCCTGCAATGATGGGTCGTGTTCGTGTACGCATTTTTGGTTTACATAACGAAGATAAAACTGAAACTCTTCCTTGGGCTCAAGTTTTGATGCCTGTGACTGGTTATAGAACAAACGTTGTACCTAAGGAAGGTGAATGGGTTTTCGGATATTTTCAAGATGGTAAAAATAAACAACATCCAGTTATTATGGGTGTACATCCAGGTATTGTTCCTAAACCTACAACGTTGACACAAAACATTCAAGCTGGAAATAATTTTAAAGTATCACCTTTGATTTTAACGAATTCACTAGTTGGTTCTCCTAAACCACCTTCTGGAATTGCAGGTGATGTTCCTGGTGAACCTACGAATCCTAGAATTGCTCGTGGTGTTATGGAAGGAACCATGGTTAACAGAATGAACAATTTACTTAATGTAAATTGTGATTTCAAACTTGAAGTGCAAAAAAACAGCAAACTTAAACAATACACCAAAGCTATCGCGGATAAGATTCGTGAAGCTGTTCGTTGGATTGTAAAGACTTTAGGTTTGACTGATGTAACTGGTAACTATTCTTGGGTTATCAATACGCTGAGAACCTATACACGAGCATTAAATTACATACGTAAAAAGATTATAAAACCAATACAGGATTTTACGAAGTATGTATTATCGTACATTACTCTTGTTCGTCAATTGATTCAATGGATTCTTAGTTTACCTGAAAAACTTCTACAACTATTACAAAATTGTTTGTCTCGTCTATTAAAGGCTGTCGCTAGTGTTTTTTCTGATATGGTTTCAGGTAGTGATGTTTCTACTGGTTTTGATAGTGCAGGTTGGCAAGAAATTGTTAATGAGGCACAGAAAGCATATGAAGAAACAACTGCGTTGGTAAGTGATACGATGGATGCAATTTCTGGTGTTATCGCAATTCCTGTGGCAGCTACTGCCGGACTTTTAACACCAGTAAGTGATGCTGATGTGGCTGAAGCGAATAAGTATATTGCTGAATATGAAAAAAGTGATGCGAATAAAATCAAGTCACCAAATGAAGGAATGAAAGCACCTTAATTATGAGCACAATAGATTCTTTACCTAAAGGTAGTAGTTTATGGGTTGAACCCGAGTCAGCGGCCAACACCAGTAATCCTCCGCAATACCCATATAACAACATCACACAAACCGAATCTGGTCACACATTTGAACTTGATGATACGCCCGGCGGTGAACGTGTTCGTTTGCAACACCGTTCAGGTACGTTTATTGAAATGCATCCTAACGGAAACGAGGTGCATAAAGTTTACGGTGATGGGTATGAAATAACTATTAAAAACAAAAATGTACTAATCAAAGGAACATGCAACCTGACAATTGAAGGTGACCTAAACATTGATGTTAAGGGTGACAAGACTGAACGTATTCAAGGAAATTATTTCCTAGAAGTGCGTAAAGAATTGAATGTTCGTTCTGTAGAAGACATGACACTTTCTAGTGATGCGGACGTTCAAGTTTCAGCTAATGAAAACTTCGGTGGAACAATATTTTTATCTGCTTCTGATAGTGTTACAGTTGCATCCGATGTTGCAGTAATTGGCTCTATTGGTGCCGATTTTATCAGCTCAGAAACACGTATTAATGCTGGTACCGGAGTTTATGCCGGTACATTCGGTGTCAACTCATTAGGACCGATTACTTCTACAGTAAGTGTTGCTTCACCAATTGCAACATTTGGTTTCTCTAAATCAATTCTTGCAACAGACGTTGTTAACAAAAACATTTATGGTTTCCACGTTCATCCAATTTCTAATGGTTTTACTGGAACACCGAAACTGAAACAAATTTGAGGATATTATGGGGATTTTTGACAGACTACAGTATGACTATGATGGTGAGGGTATTCTCAACCTATCAAGTAATGTAATTTCATTTATGAATACGGTTCCTTCTTTATTGGAACCTTGGCAGATTGCAGACATGGCCAACAACACTGTTGGTGGATATCATACTAATCCTGTTTCTGGTGTGACGCAAACACTTAGAAACACTTGTAATAATTTGACAATTTTGTTGTCTGCCAGTTCTGCAAATATTGCTGGTAACTTGACAGTAACCTCGGCCGTGCAGGGTACAACACCCGAAATTACTTCATTGTTCACAACAATAAATTCTAACTCTGCAAATATTGGTGGACCAAATGGTGGTGTTTTTATTGAACACACAAATCGAGTATCTGGTGTAACGCCTTTTGGTGCATCACCTGAGACTGGTCAAGACGTTTCATCTCTGCCACACTATCAAACTGCTCTAGGTACAGGACAAATGCTGATGTACCTAACCAGACAGTCGGATAATATTGCTAACAATGCACCAATCATGGGCAGTTTTACGAGTGTCTTGATTGAAAAAGATTTAGATAATTTACAGTTGGAAATTTCAACATATGAATCTACAATCAATAACAGCATCAGTATCTCAAGTTTCGGTGACGGTAACGGCAACGTAACAATTACTAGAACATCAAATCTTTCATATGATGTTGTGAGTAATATGGCTAACAATATAGTGTTGATTGATACTACCTTGGCCTATCGTAGAGTGCATGATGAAAGATTTTATCAAAATTCTAGAACACTAACGGACGAATATGCAATACTGACACAGTATAGTGAAATGGGTGAGACTGCTAATAATCTATGTCAAAATTATGTTGGTTCAACCAAACTACTTACCCGAATTAACTCATAAATAGAATATGGCAACCGTAACCACAACTGTACAGAGAAGATATACCGACCTGGATTTGAATTTTACCATTCATCCGGTCCGTAAAGATATCAACAAAAACGTTGATGCAATGGCAGTAATCAACTCTATTAAGAATCTGGTACTAACAAACCACTACGAAGTTCCTTTCCGTCCAGAAATTGGTTCTAATATCAATAAATTGTTGTTCGAAAATATGGACAACATTACCGCATCGGCAATCGAGAGAGAGATTTCTCAAGTTATACAAAACTTTGAGCCACGCGCAATAATTTCAAAGGTGAGTGTATCGCCAGACTTTGATAACAATTCATATTCAGTGGGTATGGAGTTTTTTATTATTAACAGAACTGAACCAATTACAATAAACTTTTTCTTAGAACGAACAAGATAACATGGCTGACCGTTTAAATGTAACCAACCTAGACTTTGACCAAATTAAGGACAGTCTAAAGGCATTTCTGAAACAACAATCGGAATTCCAAGACTATGACTTTGAAGGTTCAGGTCTGAGTATTCTGTTAAACATTCTTGCATATAATACCCACTACAATGCGTATTATCTGAATATGGTCGCAAACGAATCTTTCATGGATTCTGCCATGCTTCGCAACTCTGTCGTTTCTCATGCTAAGAAGTATGGTTATGTACCACACTCTACAGTTTCACCTAGAGCTGTTGTTACTGTCAATGTTGATTCTGGAGATAGCACTCCTGGATACCTGACTATACCTAAAGGATATGTCTTTGTTTCCAATCTAATTGATAATAAAGCATACAACTTTGTTACTCTTACCGAAAATACCGTTGCAAAAACTGGCAACAACTTCATATTCAGTAATATAAACATCTATGAAGGTAACTTTGTATCGTATCGTTTCGATTATACACAGTCATCAAATCCAAAACAACTGTTTACTATTCCCGAAGAAACAATTGATACCAACACATTGGTAGTTTCTGTACAACAATCTACATCAAATTCAGATATTGTTGTTTATAACCAAGTCAATGATGTTCTCACCGTTACAGCAAATTCCGAAGTTTACTTCCTACAAGAAGGTCAGAATGGTCAATATGAAATTTATTTTGGTGACAATGTAATTGGTCGTAGTCTTCCTGATGGTGCAGTAGTTAATTTGACCTATCTTGCAACAAGTGGTGATGTAGCCAATAAAGCAAACAACTTTGTTGCGACAAACTCAATTTCAGGTTACAGTAACATTTCTGTAGATTCTATTCAGGCTGCAACCGGTGGCCACGCTAGAGAAACTGTAGATAGTATTAAATATTCTGCACCATTACAGTTTCTTTCAGGTAATCGTGCTGTCACAAAGAATGATTATATTCGTCTAATCATTGAAAAGTACCCATCTTTCCAAGCAGTCAATGTTTGGGGTGGTGAAGAGAATGACCCACCAGTTTATGGTAAAGTGTTCGTATCGGCCAAACCAGAACTGGGTTTCGAGATTTCGGATACAGAGAAAAGTTTTGTTCTGGAAAACGTTATCAAACCAATCAGTATGCTGACGGTCACTCCAGTTTTTGTTGATGTTGACTACAACTATCTGAAAATTGAATCTGAACTCTTTTACGACCCAACAAAAACAACTCAGTCTCAACTCGATTTGGAACTGGCGATTAGAAATCTGATTATCAATTTTACTGATACCAATCTTAACCGTTTCAACTCTTATTTTGATTATTCGGGTCTAGAGACTACGGTTTCCACCTATAGTAAGGCAATCATTTCAAATGAAATTGAATTCATGATTGGTAAAAAGTTTAGACCAGACCTAATTAATTCAGCTAGTTACGTTTTAGATTTTGGTGTAGAACTCAAACGTGGCACAACATACGACAACTTCTACTCAACACCAACTTTTGGGGTTATTGATGAAGAAGGCGTAACACGCGAATGTTTCTTTGAAGAGATACCATCATCATACAGTGGTGTTGAATCAGTTACTATTACTAATCCTGGTTACAATTACACAACCACTCCAACAATCAATATTGTAGGTGACGGACAAGGCGCAACAGCAGTCGCAACCATTGTTAATGGTAAAATTTCTAAAATTGATGTTACGAGTCCAGGTGTAGGTTACACTTCAGCTATCATCCAAATCATTGGTGGTAACGGTTCACTAGGAACAGCTGAGGCAGTTCTACAGGGTCGTTTTGGTCAAATTAGAATGTCTTACTACAAACTGGACTCAACCTCTTCGAGTAATGTTAAGACAGTCATCAATGCAAACAGAAACAATGGTGTCTGTGGAAAAATTGACTATGTTCTTGGTAAAATTTATATTGACCAATTTAATCCGATTAGTGTGAATAATGACTTTGGTGACATTATGATTTTTATGCGTCCTAAGAGCAACATTATTCAATCTAAACTTAATAAGATGTTGGTTCTTGATTCTTCCGATCCAGCAAGTATTATAATCAAAACTACTAAAGTATCGACATGAACGAGTTTCTAGTTTCACCTTTAGTCGAACAACAACTTCCCAGTTTTGTTCGTGACGAATATCCCACTTTCATCAAATTCGTTGAGAAGTATTATGAATGGATGGAACAGTCCGGTAATGTTATTGACGCTTCGAATGCAATTCGCAATGCACAAGATATTGACTTGTCTAATGATTTTTATATTGAACTCATTAAGAGAGAGTTTTTGCCTTTCTTTCCGGAGTCGGTACAACTTGACTCTAGAAAGTTTCTAAAGAACGTAAATCAATTTTATGCAGCCAAAGGCACACCAGAGTCAATAAAGTTTTTGTTCCGAGCTCTGTTTAATGAAGACATTGATATTTCTTATCCGAAAGAACAAATTTTAATTGCCTCTGATGGTAAGTGGGTTCGTCCTTTAGCTCTAAGAATTGATACTGACGATTCAAACATTTTTAATATTGAAAAGTGTTTAATTACAGGACAAACGTCCAAAGCAACAGCTATCGTTGAAAAGGTTATTCGTTCAGTAGATAGACAACTTGGTATTAGTTACATCGAAGTTTACATTTCCAATGTAGAAAAGTTATTTTCTACTGGTGAAACAGTATCGGCAACCTACAATGATGGAACTGTTGATGTTACTGTTTCTGGTCGTTTGATTGGCGCGTTGTCGGAAATTAATATTGATGCAAAAAATAGAGGCCTTTTCTATAACGCATATGACCCACTAACTGGTTATCCAGGTGACCCTGTTTCTATTGTTGGTGGATTAAATCCAAATTCAAATACACCGATTGGCGCTATTGCTTATGTTGGTGAAACAACAAAAGGTTCAGTAACCGATATCGTTGTATCGAACGGTGGTTTTGGTTTCCGTGATCCAGCACAAAATTTAAATTCTTCAATCATTGATTTTAAAGGTGGATTTGAAGGTGCTGCGTTTGGTACTGAAGCAAGAGCAGTTATTAGTTTGATTGATGACAATACAGTAAGAACAATGAATGTCAGTAACAAGACTATTGATGAAGTTTATAGTCTGACATTAGATTCTTTTGCATCAACTGGCAACATTCAAAACACAGCAATAGCCAACTCTTCAACTTGGCAAACTTTTCCTGTTTATCCAATTTCATTTGTTACAATTACTGGTGCTGGTGGTGGTTATCGCAATAAGCCGTCTGTTGATACTTACAGTTTATATCTTGAAGAATTTGATGATGTTCTAGTCTCACCTAGTGTTGTATTAAACAAAGGTTCTTCTACAATCTCATCTTCTACTGTCGATTTTGCAACTTATTTTGAAGTTGGTGACCTTGCTCGTTTATTCATTCTGAATCGTTTTGAAGCTTTGCGATATGTCACTTCAGTTTCAAACACATCGGTAACCTTCTCAGAAACATTCCAAAACGACATTTCTGGTGTGTCACTCTATAAAGTTTTACGTACAGACATTAGAAATCTCGGTTCGTTGGGTAGAATTAATATTTTAGAGGGTGGTGATGGTTATGCTGTTGGTGAATATCTAACATTTACTGGCGGTTCAGGTTACGGTGCGAACGCAGTTATCACCTCAGTACATGTCGCAAATAATGGTATTAAAACTGTTGAAATGCAACAGACCCCACAGTATGTTATTGGTGGTGAGGCATACACAATGTCTTCTTTACCAACCATTGGTGTCAGTTCCGTTTCTGGTGCGAATGCAGTATTAAACGTTGCCGAAATTACTGGTGACGGTGAACAGTTGGACCTGACAACATCTCGCATTGGTGCAATTTCAAAACTCCGTGTTGTGAGTTACGGTTATGATTATGTTTCTGCACCTGTTGTTTCGTTGAGAAACGCAGACTTAGTTTTGTCGAATGTCACATCTGGCCAAATTTTCGTATCGAATACGACAGTTTATCAGGGTACTTCAAATTCGACCGCAACATTTAGTGCAAAAGTAGATAGACATAATACTACAACAAATACACTAAGAATTTTTGATTATAGAGGCAACTTAAATACTGCATTACAGATTAAATCGGATGATAATCTGATAAGTGCGGATATCACCAGTTCAACTTTCTATGGTGACGGCCGAGCAAAAGCCACTGCAAAGTTTGAAAATGGACTGATTAGATTGCCTGGTTTGTATCTGAATACTGATGGCCAACTGAGTTCCGATAAGGTCCTACAAGATGGAAGAAAGTATCACAACTTCTCATATGTAATCAGTACATCCAAAGATTATAACACATTTAAGACTTCTCTGGATAATATTGTACATCCTATCGGTACAATAACATTTATCAATAGAATTGACACCAATAGTGATATTGTTCCATATGCAGCCATTGATTACCGACTGATAACTGAACAGTTACCTGTTTCGTTTAACATTTCTAGTGGCACCCTGAATATGGTTTCAACAAACAACTCAATCAATGTTGCATCGATGGTTGATGTTGGTGATTTTGTTGTTTTAGAGAGTGTGTCAAAATCAATCTCAGGAACTTCAAACGTCACAACCGGTTCCAATACGGTAATTGGTTTGAATACCAATTTCATCAACGATGTTCAAATTGGTGACGTTATCTACCTATCGACCGGCAATACAGAAACCGTTAAGTCGATTACTGATGCAAATACATTAATTACGCAAAATACTATAGGTGTAACTTCGACCGGTGTTACAATCAACCTTGTTTTTGATGATACGAAAACTGTAAATTTTGTCAATGCGAATACCATTTTGGTTGACACTGCATTCACAACAAACTCATCATTTACTGCAACTCTAGTTCAAAAAGTTGAATAAATACAATTATGTCTTCTACATTTACAAACAATTTTACTGTCTATTCGGCCGAGAATTTTCGTGATTTGGTTGATGTTTCTGCCAACCTTTATTTGCCAGAAGCAAAGAAAAAATATCACTATGTAGTATTGGGTCGCCAACTTCCTTGGAATGATGGTACAGAAGTGCCACCAAACCCACCCAGCATCACTGATGACAACCTCAACAGTTGTTTCAAACATGGTATTTACGCCAAGCAGTTAAAGTATGAAAACACTTCTTTGGTTGTTCCACGTAATGATTGGACAGCCAATACCGTTTACAATGATTATCGTTCAGACACAAATTTTTATGTTGTAAATTCCAGTCTGCAAGTATTTAAGTGTTTATCTAATAATAATGGTGCATCGTCAACAGATGAACCCGAACTAAGTTTGTCTACCACCTCACTGGAAGAGCCTTATTTCAAAACGCAAGATGGTTATAAGTGGAAGTACATGTACACCATTTCGAGCCAACAAAAACAGAGATTTATGGATAATGACTGGATGCCAGTATCCACAAATCAGTTTGTTGCGGCATCAGCAGTTCCTGGTGGCATTGACATTATTAACGTCACAAATTCTGGAAACAACTATACTGATGGTGCATTACAAGATATCATAACAATTGCAGGTGATGGTGTTGGTGCAACTGCGAAAGCTAATGTTGTATCTGGTCAAATTCAAGACATTATTATTCAAGAACGTGGCGTAAATTATACCAACGCAACAATTACAATAACAGATATTGTTGGTGGTGTTGGTTCTGGTGCCACTGCAAATGTTAGTATTTCTCCCGTTTTAGGACACGGATTTGAACCTGCGTATGAATTGAAATCTAATGCCATCATGTTCAATGTGGACTTTGATGGTGATGAGAATGGAACATTTCCAACATCTAATGATTTTAGAGAAGTTTTTGTTGTCAAAAATCCATATGAATTTGGAACAACAAATTTAGCAACAGGAAACTACTACACACTTTACACCAAAATTAAAACCTCACCGGGTCTAGGTGACTTTAATAATGATGAAAAAGTATTTCAAGGAACAACCTTTGAAGAAGCGAACTTTACCGCTGATGTTATTTCCTTTGATGAAATAAACAATTATCTCTATCTGAATAATGTGCAAGGCACTCTGCAATTGAATCAAGCAATCAAAGGTTATACGAGTGGTGCAATTCGTGTTGCAACTTCTTCTACCGAACCTACAATCAAACTTTACTCAGGCAAAGTCTTATACATATCGGATAAACTACCTGTTTCTAGAGACTTAAATCAAACCGACAGAATCAGATTCGTCTTAAGCTTTTAAGAACATCGAGGATTAAATGACAACCAATTTCAATTACGACCCATACTATGATGATTTTGATGAAGACAAGAACTTTATGCGTATCTTGTTTCGTCCGGGTTATGCTGTTCAAGCTCGTGAACTGACTCAACTACAAACAATTCTTGCTTCTCAAATTGAAAAGTTTGGTAACCACATTTTCAAAAGTGGTAGTCCAATTGTTGGTGGTAAAGTTATGCTTGATGACAGAGCATTTTATCTTGTTCTGAATAGCCAATATAACAACCTCGATATTGTTCCTGATAACTTTTTAGGTCGTACTGTTGTTTCCTATAATAGCACAAAGTCGGTTCGTGCAAAAGTTATTGCTGTTGATACTACTACATCAACACCAATTCTCGTATTGAAATACCTGAGTGGCGAACAGTTTACCGAAAATGATGAACTGAAAGTTTCTGGTGCAAACATTTTTGCTCAAGTCGCACCTTCAAATGCTGTTGGACGTTCTTACGTTGCCTCAATTCAAGAAGGTGTTTACTACTTTAAAGGTCAGTTTGTAAAGGTTGTTCCTCAATTCTTGGTACTAGAACTATTCTATAAGATTGGTTATAACTCAGCGACAATCAATGCTCAACCTTCTTACAAGATTGGCATTGAATTTGATGATAACATTGTTGATGAAATTGATGATGTATCGTTACTTGACCCAGCCCAAGGTGCATTTAACTATCAGGCACCAGGTGCTACTCGATTCCAAGTTGCAACTCGTCTGTCAAAGAGAACTCTAGACTCTGCCGACGAATCTTCATTCTTTGAAGTTATCCGTCTGGTTGATGGTGTTAAGACCAAAGAAATCGATTATCCAATTTATTCGGAAATCGAAAAGACTTTGGCTCGCCGTACATATGATGAATCTGGTAACTACACAGTGGACCCGTTTGTTCTTGCCCTAGAAGAAGGTGATTCTGCAAATGGCAAGTTTGATGCAGTTCTAGACCCAGGTAAGGCATACGTTGGTGGTTTTGAATTCCAAACCATCGCACCAACAACGATTGAAATGAATCGTTCACGTGCAACCGCCAATACCTCAGACTACAGCATTCCTACTAATTACACAAGTTATGTTGTTCTGGATAACATTAATGGCTCACTGGACATTGCAACTTTCCCACAATTGGATATACATTGTGTTTCTAGAGACCGTGTAAACGTTGCAACTGACGCTGCATACTCGTCAACCAAAATTGGTACTCTTCGTGCCAATATGATGAAGTATAATGATGCTACCGACCCTAATGTTGGCAACACGCACTCATTCATTGTTAATGTTTTTGCAACCGAGTCTGCACCAATCACAGGTACACTTCCTTCATCTGGTTCTACTGCAAATGTAGTTAAACTACCTGCAGCATTTTCGACCACACAAGGTGCGAATGCCTATACAGGAATGTATTTTGCTCTGACAGATAATGATGCTGTCGGCAAAATTCTTATTACCGAGTCGAATGCAGGTAGCCAAACTATTACTTTGGAAGAAACTCTTCCATTTATTCCTGCATCGAACACATTCTCCATTGAAACCGACTTTGCGACAACTGAGAGTATTGTTAATCGTTCAGGTAGCTCAATTTTGTTTGCCGGTAATATCAATTCTGACTCTAAAGATTCAGCAAACAATGCATTTATCACAGAACCAAACCGTAACAGTTTAGTTTTCGATATGCCTTTCAATGCAATCAAAGAAGGCACAATTTCAAATTATGATTTCTTTGCTCGCAAAGTTTACTCAAACAAAGTATCTTCTGGTGGCGTAATTAACATCCAAACCGAAGGTACTGATACCTTTGCCTTTGCATCGGCCGGTGGTGTTTTATCTGACCCAGTTATTCTTGATAACATCATATGTATCACTCGTTACAATTCTGGAGCAAATGCTCAGTTTGGTATCGCACCAAATACTGTTGTAAGCCTTGCAAACTCCAACTTTAGTGTAACTGCAATTAGTGCAACTGAAATTGAAGTTGATTTCAATATTCCTATTGCTGACCCAGCAATTCGTGCTGACTTCATTATCACAACAAAAGTAAATAATGCAGAAAACGGAACAACTGGTGCCATTCGCGGCAAACAGATGATTCCTCTGACAACTGGTGCCGACTTGCACGCCAAGGTTCCAGCTGAACTTGATGTTGGTGGTGACACACTTGCTGCAGCCAATTCGGCAGTACAAACACCATTTACTGGTGGTATTGTATTCAACGATATTGGTGGTACATGGTACAACACTACTACTGCACTTGAATCTCTAAGAACTCCTGGTCTGCCAGTAAGTCTTCAGGTTCCTGATGTATATGAGATTGTTCGTATTACCGATTCAAAATCACCGGGTGCAAATGTAACAACTGCAATGTTGTCCGATGCATCATATGATATTACAGACTACTATGAATTCGATAATGGTCAACGTAAAACTCACTATGACCACGCAACAATTAAACTGAAACGCGGTTACAGTTCACCTAAGGGTCTTGTTTACGTACAGTATCGTTATCTGAAACACTCTCAGGCTCCATCTCCACAAAATGATGGTCTGTTTACCGTAGATTCGTATCTAAAAACAGATTCGAACATGACTTACGGTGATATTAGTGTGTTCTTAAATAAAGAAGACAACAAGATTGTTTCTCTACGTTCGGCATTTGACTTTAGACCAACACGTGCGATTGCATCCAACACCATTTCTGGTGCCGTTAATGCTGACCCAGATTTAATTGGTGCAGCATCGTTTGAATATTATCTTGCACGTATTGACAATATTGTTGTTAAACCTTCTAAAGAATTTGCTGTTATTGAAGGTAAGTCGGCAGTCCAACCTGTCCCACCAACTATTGGTGACAATGACATGTTGATTTACACTCTAGGTCTGCCTGCATATACAGATACAGTTAAAGACATTCGTGTAGATTACAAAAACAATCGCCGTTACACCATGCGTGATATTGGTGTATTTGAAAACCGTATCAAACAACTAGAATACTACGTTTCACTAAACAGCCTAGAAAAAGATGCTGCGTCAACTCGTATTTTGGATGGCAATGGACTTGAACGTTCTAAGTATGGTATTCTTGTTGACAACTTTAGTGACACCGCTTCTCAGGCATCTTACACCGATGTTGGTTTTGATAACCGTAACCTGATTGAAGAAAACCAACTAAAACCAGCCTCACTGATGAGAACCTTCAAAATGAAGGTTGTACCAAGTGCATGTACTGGTGCATTCAAGATTGTTGGTAATGGCGACAAGAAACTACTGATGTTGAATTACACAACAAAAGAATTTGCAAGTCAAGGTTATGCAACGAAGTCTATTCCGATGGCAGAAGCTTTGTTTGCAAACTTCAATGGTACAATGAAACTGTACCCAGAATATGCAGCTGATGTTGACACTAATGTTACAGCCCGTGTAACTCTAAACTCTACTCAAGGTATCGAAAACGCATTTTCGTTTATTAATGATGCATTCAAATACATTGCTGACAAAGAAGGTCTATGGAATAGCGATAAAGATAGCCCTTTCGCTAAAGTATCTACTGCACAATGGTATGAAACGAAAACTGACGTTGTTCGTCAGGTAGAACTACTCAAAGCCGGTTGGGCTCAAGGTGGTTCGGGTGCAGGTTTCTATGGTGATGTTGGTACAATTACCACAGACACAAATCTGAACACTTCGTATAACTATCAACAAAAGTCACTTTCAACTTCTTCTTCACAGGTTGATGTAGGTTCGTTTGTTACCGACCTTGCAATTCAACCTTACATGAAGCCCCAGTCGATTATTTTCAACTCAACCGGTTTACGACCAAATACTCTGTTCTATCATTTCTTTGATGGTCAAGACGTTAACAACTTTGTAACGGTACCTAATGAGATTTCACTGAACGTTGCAAGTTCGAATTTTAATACTGGTGAAATTTGTTTGATTGCAAACACCACTTCTGACCTTGCTGCAAATCTGGCAACAGCTCTTTCTGGTGGTACAAACTTTAGTGCTGTTGCTGTTACTGCTACGTTAAGTAATTCGAACACTGTACTGATTGTTAATGACTCAGGTAAACCACTTGTTGGCAAATACATGATTGGTCTAGACAATCTAAATGTTGCAGTAATCAATACTGTTGACAATCATCGTTCAGGTCGCACTCGTTCATTGAATGCTACAACAATTACACTAGCAGAAGATGCACCATCAGTAAATATTAGTGGCAATACAATTTACCTGACACATGCAAGTGACTCTGTTGCTGGTTACGGTGAATTCCACAATATTGTTGCATACAACGTAACAACCAAGATTGCAACGGTCGATGGAACAATCACTGCCAATACCGCAAAACAATACAGTTACACCTTTGGTCAAAACAGAACAGATAAGTTTGGTCAAGTTTCTGGTGTTCTGAATATTCCTTCAGCAACATTCCGTTCAGGTGAACGTGTTCTGCGTGTAACCGAATCTTTCAACAATACATTTGATAAAGACGGACTATCTTATGCAGATAAGACATTTGTTTCATCTGGCCTGTCTGTAAGTAAGACTGAACTTGTTGATACTGTTTACAACGTTGATGTTGGTACCAAGATTGTCGGTACAACAACAGAATCTAAACTGGTTAACCGTGACGTTGCTCGTGTTGTTTACTCATCATGGCAGGTTGACCCACTCGCACAGACATTCTTTGTTGACCCACAGGTATATCCAAATGGTGTCTTCATGTCCGATGTTGATTTGTTCTTCCGTGCAAAAGACGATGAGAACTTACCTGTAACAATTCAGATTCGTCCAACAGTTAATGGTTCTCCATCAACCGACTTCTGGTATCCAGAATCAGTAACGGTTAAGTACCCAACTGAAATCGTCACCTCTGACGTTCCAGATTTGGCCAATGCAAACACCGCAACCAAATTTACATTCGATACACCTGTGTTCTTGAAGCCTGGTCTATATGCTCTATGTACCCTAACAAGTTCACCAGATTATACAATGTGGATTGCTGAGAAAGGTTCGACAACAATCAAGAATGAATTTGTTGGCGTTAATCCATACATTGGTACATTGTACAAAGCACAAAATGCAATGGAATATTTACCTTCACTGAATGAAGACATGATGTTCCGTCTAAATCGTTGCGTATTCAATTCTGGCCAAGCAACATTCTCGGTACAGAATGAATCACAATCAATCAAGTATGCCGTCGATAAGTTCCGTCTTATTGACACCGAACTTACACCAATGACTGATGCACCAATCACCACGAACTTCTCTTTTGTTTCAACACCATATGGTGGTGTTAAAGAAACATCATATCGTGAGATTACGCCACACACAACATATTCTATGGGTAGTGACCTTTCTTACTCTGTTGGTGACCGCCGTAAAGAACTACAGAATCAAGGTGACTTTACCGTTCAAGTTGACATGCAATCACAAGATGATGCAATCTCTCCAGTTGTTTCCTTGGAATCGTTGTACTTGAATGCATGGGAAAACTTTGTTGATAATGGTGCTTTACGTGAAGACAACTTCAACATCATTAATCCTGGTTCTGGATATTCCAATTCAAACACCATTACTGTTGTTTCTACAACTGGTGCTGGTGCAGAACTTTACATGAACGTTGACGCAAACGGTAACGTAATCAGCATCAATGTTGCAGCTGGCGGTTCAGGTTACACTGATGACTTCACAATCACCTATGATAACACTTCTTCGTGGGCAAATATTACATCGAATGCTGTCATTGTACTGAATAGTGAATATGACTCTGCTGGTGGACCATGTGATGCCAAGTACATCACTAAACCAATCGTTCTGGCTGACGGATTCGATGCTGGTGACCTGAGAATTTTCTTGTCTGCAAACAAACCGGGCGATTCAGAGATTCATGTATTCTATAAGATTCTTTCTGCATCCGATGGTACGGATTTTAAAGACCGACCATATCAGAAGATGGAATGTTTTAACCCAACAATCACACCTTCGCAGACTGAATATGATTTCCGTGAATATGAATATCGTCCATCGTTAATTTCTAACGCAATTACTTACACCAATGAATCCGGCGCATCTTTTGATTCATTCAAAACATTTGCAATTAAGATCGTTATGACTTCGACCGACCCAGCAGTTGTTCCAAAGGTACAAGATTTGCGTATCATTGCTCTTCCTGCGGAGTAATAAATGGCACTACTAAAAGTAGAAGGTGGGCAGTTCGTTAAGAATACAGATAACAGAGCATTGTTAACTGTTAATCGAACTGCCCTTGCTGAAAATGAGGCAAGAAAAAAATTAAGTGAGAAGATGAACTCGAAAAATGTTGAGATAAATATACTTAAATCTCAAGTAGATAGTTTATCAAATGATATTTCAGATATCAAAATGTTGTTAACACAACTGTTATCTAATCACAAGGCATAAGGCAATAAATGGCTATCCCAATTATTACTAGAACAAATACGATTGACGAATGGCGCGTCCAGACTAATCAGGAAGCCACAGCCCTCAATTCACTTGAATCTGGCGCATATGCCAAGACAGATGGTGTTTTAACACTGAGTGGCAACAGTTCTCTAGTTATTACTTCTAACGGCACATCGTTACAGGTTTCAAACAACGCACTTTTTCAAAGTAACGTCCAGATTGGTAAAGACGTTTCTATTGGTGTCGAATCCAGTGCCACAGGTAACGTAACTGTTGGTGGTGTAACCGTACTTCGTGGTCCTGGTTCAGCACTACAAGTTGCAAATAACGCACTTGTAAATACCGACCTTCAAGTAACCCGTACAATTTATACTGGTAATGTTGCAGCCAATGGTAATGTAACGATTGGTGGAAATACCACAATTTCAAATGTACTGAAACTGACAGGTTCAGGTCAGGTATTAAATGTATATTCCGGTTCAGCATTAATCAATACTGCTACAATTACAGATGTTACTTCCACAAATGCTTCAATAACAAATGCTACAATTGATGGTTTGAATGTTATCAATGACGCATCTGTTGGAAATTCAATTGTAGTTACTGCAAATACAACTACAGGAAATGCAACCGTTCTAGGAACAAGTCGCACAGGAAGTTTTGTAACTACAAATAGTGCAAACATTGGTGGCTCAGTATATGTAACGAGCAACACAGAAACATTAAATTCTGTTGTTGCCGGACTGACACACACCAACAATCTTCGTGTTACTGGTGTTGCAAATCTAAATTCTGGATTGACCGTATCTGGTGATGAAGTTGTTTCTGGTAAACTTGACGTTACAGGCAACACCACAACAACCAATATTGTTAATTCACAACACATCCAATCATCTACATTAAGAACTTCTGGTGTGGCGAACGTAGGTTCAGGTCTAACTGTAACTGGAAACACCAACACTTCAAACTTAGTCAATTCTGGTTTAGTTCACACTAATGCAGTTAGAACAGTTGGCCAAGCAGACGTTGGATCGAATTTGAATGTTGTTGCCAATACAACTTCTGGTAATGTAAACGTTACTGGACTTCTATACACCACTTCTGCAAGAGTTACTGGTGTTGCAAATGTCAACTCTGGACTAACCGTATCTGGTGATGAAGTTGTTGGTGGAAAAATTGATGTTGGCACTAACGTAAACGTAACAAATAATGTTAACACATCAAACGTTGTTGCAACAGGTTTAGTGCATACCAATTCAATCAGAACTACTGGTGTTGCAAATGTAGGTTCTGGACTGAGCGTTACTGGAAACACCTCTACTACCAATATTGTTAACTCACAACATATTCAGTCTGCAACATTAAGAACTTCTGGTGTCGCAAACGTAGGCTCTGGTCTGACTGTATCTGGTGATGAAACTGTTGCAGGTAAACTCGACGTAACAGGTAACGTTTCTGGTGCAAATTTCGTAACTACAGGTCTGACACATTCTGGTGCATTGCGTACAACAGGTGTTGCAAACGTAGGTTCTGGATTGACCGTATCCGGTAATGAAATTGTTTCTGGCACAATGTCGGTCACAGGAAATACAAATACTAGCAACATCGTCAACTCACAACACATTCAAACCGATTCGATTAGAACTACAGGTTCAGCAAACGTAGGTTCTGGTTTGAACGTGGCTGGTCAGGCAAACGTAGGTTCGGGTCTGACCGTAACTGGAAATCAGATTGTTAGTGGAAAACTTGATGTAACCGGTAACGTTACTTCTGGTAATGTAGTTACTTCTGGTCTGACTCAGACTGGAACTTTAAGAACAACAGGTCGTGCTGACATTGGTGGTATATTAACTGCCGGTGTAACCACACTAAGTTCGGCTTACATTGATGGTAATATGACCGTTAATGGTAACTTTACATTAACTGGTTCTACAGTCATTGATACCAATATTCTAATTCTTCGTGCGAATACACCACAGACAATTGGTTCTGGTTTTGATTACTTTGGTGTGAATCGTGGTGAAGCTGCTAATCCTGCAAACGCAAACGCTTATATACGTTGGAATGAACCATCAAAAGTTTGGGACATACGTGACGTTGATAATCCAACAAGTTATTCGAAGATTGTTACTGCAAACTTAATCAGTGACACATTAAGTTCGACAAGTTTGGATACAATTGCAAGTTCCTCTGCCGCGAACACACTGTTTAATTATCTGAAATCTAATGTTGCAACAATTAATGGTTCTATCACATCTAATGTTGCAACAATTAATGGTTCTATCACATCTAATGTAAGTACACTAAATTCAACAATTGTTTCTGCTAATAATTCAATGAAACAGTATGTTGATGCAAATGTCTCATCGTTATCTTCATCAATTTCTACTGCAAATACAAACCTAAAGAACTATGTTGATGGTACATTCTTTGCCAAGAATGGTGGAACCATTTCAGGTAATGCAATCATTACTGGTAACTTGACAGTTCAAGGCAACGTAACATACATCGATACTCAAGAGTTGATGGTCGGCGACAACATTGTAACTCTGAATGCTGACTTGCCACAGACACAATCTCCATCTCAAGATTCTGGTGTAGAAATCAATCGTGGTACATCCGCAAACGTTAGACTACTTTGGAACGAAGCGATTGACAAGTGGACCTTCACGAATGATGGTACAAATTATAGTCAAATTGCTTCCGCACAGGCAGAGATTGTTGCCAATACTGCCGACCAGCGTGCAGTAACTTCAGGTTCTTATGCTAACTCTGCATTTGGTATCGCCAATACGGCCAACCAGCGTGCAGTAACAAGTGGTGCTTACGCTAATGCTGCATACACTCAGTCAAACACCGCAACGACCAATGCGGCAACGGCTGACCAACGTGCGGTTACTTCGGGTTCTTACGCAAATTCTGCTTACGCAGTCGCAAACACAGGACTTCAAGTTGCAACATCTTCAGCGTCTTATGCTAACGGTGCCTTTGCACAAGCGAACAATGTTGTTGCTGCATCTTCTTATGCTAACGGTGCTTTTGCTGCAGCCAATGTTGCAAATCAACGTGCAGTAACAAGTGGTGTATATGCAAATTCATCCTACAATCAGGCAAATACCGCAACCACAAATGCTGCAACTGCCGACCAACGTGCGGTTACTTCGGGTTCATATGCTAACTCCGCATACACCAAGGCCAATACTGCACACATACATGCAAATGCTGCATTTGATAAAGCCAACTCGGTTGCACAGGTTTCATTTACAACTTTTGTTGCTAACGGAACAAACATTGTTGCAGAATCAAATATTGACACATTAACGATTACAACTTCTGTCGCAAATGGTATTTTTGTAACTGGTAACGCAACAACCGATTCCGTTGACATTGGTCTAATTGATAGTGGTGTAATTGCTGGCACATATGGTGCAACAGTTTCTTTACCACAAATTGTTATTGATTCTAAGGGTAGAGTAACTTCTGCTGCAAACACAACCATTCGTTCCGCAACAACACTTCTGACTGGTATTGTTCAGTTAACAGATTCGTTCAGTTCAACCAGTACAACAACTGCTGCAACACCTAATGCTGTTAAGTCTGCATATGACCGTGGTACTTCAGCAAACACTTTAGCTACACAGGCAGACCAACGTGCTCTAACTGCTGGTTCTTATGCGAACTCTGCATATAGTAAGGCAAACACGGCAGTAACAATGGCTGCGAATAATGCAATTATTGAATATTCACAATCTATTAGTGTGAGTTATAGTGTAACTCCTTATAAAAATGCTTTAAGTGCCGGCCCTATTGAAATTAATGATGGCATCACGGTAACGATACCAGATACATCAAACTGGACAATCGTTTAAAATAAACCCTGCTTCGGTGGGGTTTTTATTACCTACTCAACTCCAAAATGCCTAAATAGACCATAAAAAGGAGTCTATTTTGGCTGCATATTCCGAAATTACAATTGAGCAAGGCGCAACATTCTCCACTACCGTTAATGTGGCGGATTCTTATGATAATGCTATCAATCTAAGTGGATATACTGCATCGTCAATGATGCGTAAATCTTACTACTCAAATACCGCATATGTTTTCAATGCCGCCGTTACTGGAACTGCTAACGGTGAGATTACTCTTTCCATGTCTTCTGCAAATACCTCCACATTATCACCTGGTCGTTATGTGTATGACCTAATTATTGATGATGGTGCAGGAACAATTACACGTGTAGTTGAAGGTATTGCAACCGTACTTCCTGCTGTTACGAGGTAATCATGCCTAATATCGGAAAAGTAATTGTACGTCCTATTACGAAGACAACGATTTCATCACCCAATTTTACGCCCAGACTGAATGTTGCAATTACTGATATTCAGCAAGTAAACGTTGCGGTAAGAAAAGATGGAGATGTACTACTGTATGATGCAAATACGGGAAGTTACATTTCATCACCATTAGACCAAGCACAAGTTGATTTAAAGAACATCAACGGTGGAAGATTTTAAAATAAAAATATTGGAGAAAAATTAAATGGCAAATACTGTAATTCAGTTAAAGTATTCCAATACGACAGGAATGCCACCATCGTTGAATGTGGCCGAACCTGCGTATTCGAACGTTTCGAACAAACTATGGATTGACGATGGCACTGGTGTTGTAGCTATTGGCGGTAAACACTATACCAATATCATTGATGCCGCCAATACTGCCGCAACTGGTAACACTCTAGTTAAAAGAGATTTGACTGGCAGTTTTGATGCAAATGTAATCACCGTAAATACTCTGGTCGCCAATACCTCTGTAATTCAGAATGGTTATGACCTGTATGAATTTGCAAACAACGCATATAAGATGGCAAACAATGCGATGATTGCTGGTGGTCAGATTGCTGGTTCATATGCCAACTCTGCATACCTACATGCTAACGCCGCTTACGTATCACAAAATACAACTGGTGTTTATGCCAATACATCTTACCTACATGCCAATGCAGCATACGTAAGCCAAAACTCCACAGGCAACTATGCAAATTCAGCATACATTCGTGCTAATGCAGCATACGTAAGTCAAAATACTACCGGTGTTTACGCTAATACAGCTTACTTACACGCTAATGCTGCATATGTAAGTCAAAATACTACCGGTGTTTACGCTAATGCCGCTTACGCTCATGCAAATACGAAGTTTGCTTCTGCTGGTGGTACAATTACTGGTGATGTTGTAATTAATGCGAACCTGACAGTTTCAGGTGCAACCACTTATGTTAACACACAAACAATTCTTGTAAGTGATAACATTCTAACTCTAAACTCTGACGTTTCTGCTGGTCAACAACCAACAGAAAATGCAGGTATTGAAGTTGCCCGTGGTGCACAACCAAATTCATCCCTGATTTGGGTCGAGTCTGCTGGTAAGTGGTCGGCTAATAACGGTAATACCTCATACTATCTTGGTAGTGATGCTGCCGAAGCTTATGCAAACTCTGCTTACTCACATGCAAACTCGGCATATCTACGGGCCAACTCAGCATATGTAAGTCAGAACTCTACAGGCAACTACGCAAATTCGGCCTATGCTCATGCAAACAGTTCCTACTTACACGCCAATGCAGCTTATACCAGTCAAAACACCACAGGCGTTTATGCTAATACAGCTTACTTACACGCTAATGCTGCATATGTAAGTCAAAATACAACCGGTCAATATGCCAACTCTGCATACCTACGGGCTAATGCTGCTTATGTATCGCAGAACATCACAGGTAACTATGCCAATACTGCATACGCTCATGCAAATGCAGCTTATAACTTGGCAAATACTGACGTAACATACCTATCAACAACCGCAGGTATTTTTGGTTCTGCATCGATTGTTCCAGTATTTAATATTGCTGCAAACGGCCGTGTTTACGGTGTAACTAATACTGCAATTTCAATTAATACTTCACAAGTTACTACAGGTATTCTTCCTGTTGTAAGAGGTGGTACAGGTAACAACGCATTTACTACAAATCACGTTCTGATTGGTAATGGAACAGCTGCTGTAACAACCACAGGTTCTTCAACAGAAGGACACGTTTTGACAATCAGTTCAAGTGGTGTTCCTACCTTCCAACACCTAAGTGGAGGTACGTTCTAAATACGGTGATTAGGAGATTTATAGTATGGATATACAATTACAAAATGCTTATGTTGAAGTTCTGCTTGATAACTTTATGTCGGTTATCAAGCAGAACATTATGTTTCAAGCACAACTTGAAGTTTTAAAGAAAACTTTAAACGAGTTAAATGCAAAACAAGATAACCTTGATGCATTAACATCAAGAAACGTTGAACTGGAAAACGCATTACAAGCATTAACCAGTGAAAATGTTGTTCTTAAAAATGATGTTAACAGTAGAGTAACACCCGAAACTTTGCGTAATGAAAAGTCTAGGTTACAATCTGCGGTTAACGATTATATGCGTCAAGTTAAAACTCTCCAATCCGAACTAATGGAAGTTAGAGCTGAATCACAAGAAGTTCTTATTAAGAACAATAATCATATTGAAGAACTTAATAAGTATATAAATCGTCTAGAATCTGTAGTTCCCGCAAATAAACTTAAAAAAGTCAAGTTGGGTGAGATATCTCCAATAGTTGAAGAACCCTCAAATGAAATTCCTGTAAGTACGATTGAACAGGTATTAACATTTGGTGAAACGGGTTCACAATCAGAACAACCGGAATCTACAGAAGATAACATTAAATCTGGCGGTTCGTTTTAAGAACAAATAAATGGCAAATACAGTAATTCAAATTAAAAATTCGGGTGTTACTGGTAATGTACCATCCGCACTACAACCAGGCGAACTTGCTATTAACTATGTTGATGGCAAGTTGTTTTATGGTAATTCTGCTAGTCAGACCGTATTATTTGATGCTGTAACTGAACCTTCTGGTTTAGATGGTGAAATTCAGTTTAATGATGGTGGTGCGTTCGGTGCAACATACGGTCTAAAGTATGATTCGGTAAAAGATGCACTTGTCACCAATAATTTAGAGGTTAACAGTTTAAACGTTTATCCTTTTGTTGTTACATCGTTTAATACCACAAATTCGGCATACAACCAGGCAAATACTTCTTATTTACACGCTGAAGCAGCATTTACAAAAGCAAATTCTGTTGTTTCCAGTTCTATAGACCAAACGGCAAGAAATGTTGCCAATTCTGCTTACAACCAAGCAAATACCGCAAACACAAACGCTGCAACGGCAAGTCAACGTGCTATAACTTCTGGTTCTTACGCAAACTCAGCCTATACTCAAGCGAATACTGCAACTACAAATGCGGCTACTGCCGACCAGAGAGCAGTTACAAGCGGTTCTTATGCAAACTCGGCATATGCACAGGCCAATACTGCAAACACTCAGTCTATTACTGTTGGTTCTTATGCAAACTCGGCATATGCATTAGCGAATACTGCAAATATTAAAGCTCAAGCAGCTTTTGATTCTGCAAACAATGTTGCACCACAGATACAACCAAGTTACAACCACGCAAACGCTGCATTCAACCAAGCAAATACTGCAACCACCAATGCTGCAACTGCCGACCAGAGAGCAGTTACAAGTGGTGCATATGCAAATGCAGCTTTTGCTAAGGCAAATACGGTTGCGATTGATGTTGCTGCAGCATCTTCTTACGCAAACGGGGCTTTTGCAAAGGCAAATAGTGCAACAACTGCGGCCACTCAGGCAGACCAACGTGCGGTTACTTCTGGTGTTTATGCCAACGCAGCTTA